AAGAGTCACCAAAGGAGTAACAGTTCCTGTTGCGAATACCGAAATGGTTGCTCCTGATAGAGCATTTCCTGATAGGTCTTGTGCGAAGTTTTCGTATCGTTTTCTTGCCATTTATAAAACACCTTATAGAGAAATAGTTATTTGAAATGTTCCTTCTAAACTTACATCTGTATCCATCACCAAATCTGGACCAGTCCATTTAATTCTGTTGAACATCGTATCATTCGTGGCGAATAAAGCAAATTCTTTTATAGTAAATGATGTCCCCGCGGGCCATTCTTCCGACCCTGTTTGTGTTATGAATATTTGGCCAGAAATATCGGTATTGTAATCCAACGCCCATGCAATTACAGCTTTATTTACACCCTCTGTATGTGTATTTCCTAAATCCAAAAAACTAGATTCTATTCTATAGTAATCTCCGGCCAATTCCAAATCCCCAGATGTTGCCATTGAAGTTCCATCACCAAAGCCCATTTTTGTCAGAGCATAGCTTCCCCGCCCAGCTAACATAGATGCGATGATAAGCAATCCGTTGGTAGTTATTTGATTATTTTGAACATGATTCCAGCAAAACTCGCCTTTATATCGTTTATTTACCGATAATCTACCATTTACCTTTATATCTTGTTCTCGAAAAATCATTTGTTCTCCTCTATAATGGGGTATTGTGAAATACCAAATCATCAAATTCTGATGCTGATGTTTCTCCCATGAATGTAAAAGTATTTATACTGTATGTTAATCTAGGTGCGCCCGATACTCCCGTATTATCATTATATATAGTATGAGGGTCAGTATCAGATTTATATGGGTGAATGCCATCATAATGAGCGTACATACTCATGACGTATTCGGTTCCGGATGTCGAATCTCCCATTGTTACAGAATCATCAAAAAGAGAGTTACCTTCGAGAGTAAAGCTGACATCATCTAGCACTACATGAGCTGGTTTCAACCATACTATATTATCTTCCATCCAGGCCTTTATATCAGCCAGCGATGTTGTATCAATAGATGTTGACAAAATTTGTGTTTTTAAATCTATATGATGAGATTTATATAATTCTGAAGCAGTCTGAAGATTGAATCCTTGAATCTTATACAATGTATCTTCGTTAGGAATCCCTTCATTGAATCCAGGGAACCCTTGGATATACAGCTTTGTGCCCATCCACATATCTAATATGACAAGATTATTGCTAGTATTTCCCTCAATTAATTTTCTTCTAGGCAAATCCCAAATTTGAAAAGTATTTTCATACGGGGCAATTAGAACGATGTCCCCTATGCGAATTCTTTTTCTATGTGGAGATACTGTTCCTACATTATCCGAACTGATAGATATATTCAAAAACCCGATACCTGTAAAAGATATAAAATGCGCCCTAGTGTAATAAGCATCAGTAAGAGCGCACTCAATAATTGTTAATTGAAACTCGCCTGATGAATATATATTCCAGTTGGTAGCTTGATAGCGAACTGGCAGGTCTACAACATCGCTAACAATAGTAACGTAATCGGACTTTATTAAAATACACATCCCCTGATTATCTTCTGTTGTCAGAAAGTAATACTTCCCTTTTACTGCTTCGGTAGTTGCTCCTATATATTGAATATCTGTTATTCTTCCGAAGCCTACAGGTTTATTGTATGTCTCTGCTGGCAATAGCTGATATGAAGCAACACCAGAAATCATTTCTATATCTCTAATATCGAATTTATTTCCTGAAGGAGATTCGGTTAGAGATGGTCTATCTAACAGTAATTTTTTCCCATCATCAAAAATGATGAAGTTTGAAACATTACCATCATCAACAGAAAAATATGGTGTTGGGTCAACATCTTGATATGTTTCCATCTTTCTATCAATTACCGAGAAGAGAGCTGGAGATGCTGTTCGTATGAAAAGTCTGGAATCTAACGCTTCTATTCTCTGAAGAGTTCCACGTTCGCCATCTTTAGTAACCCCAAATCTATTGCTAGATTCGTACCATGTATATGGGGCATATCCACTTGAAGGGTCATCGCCAGTTTTAAAGAATAATGTGTTTCCTTGAGTGGTGAGATATCTATAGCCATAATTACTATCTACGAGCTGGTTAATCCACGATATATAAGTTCCATCTGGGTATGTGGTGATAGGTTCTCCCATATCATCATAAAATGCGGCTGATGGGATATCCGCTACAATTTCTGCACGAATATCATAAGGAACTTGTTGTTGGTCGAATATATAACCTGTTGGGTCATCCCAGATAGGAGTTCCATATTCTCGTAGTTCTTTTGGGATAGCAATATCATTGACATTATTGGGCCACACAAAAGATGCGCTCGGTCCCGGTGATTCTGAGAACCATTTTTCTATAACTTCAACGGGGTATCCGTACTCATAAAATCTTGTGACTATGGATTGTGGTGTTCCTTTTAATAGATATCTAAACAGACAAAATTTGATATATGTTCTTTGAGAAGTTACCAAAGCATCGTACCAGTCTTGTGTTTGAATAACACCATCGCTGTTTATATAATTTCCATCAGCATCGACATAATTAGCTAGATTAGCAATATCTTCTATACCCATCTGTAAACCTAAATGGTATAGAAATTCGGGAGATGCTGTATCCACATCTAATTCATTAATCAAATCACCAAGCAAGCTGTACTGATGATTCCACAGTGCTTCCCATGCACCAAACATATCATCATTTCTTAAACCTTCAGATGTGGTGAAAGAGTCGTACACGAACTGGGGTAGATTTTTTCTACACCAACCGTAAAATACATCACTACTGCTACATGCTATTAATGTCATGGGTTAATTTCCCCCTGAAGCGTATGTTATCTTCGTTGAAGCGTCCCAAACAGGGTCGATTCTTGGAAAATCTATAGCATCAAGAACCAAATTTTCATAGTAGGCGCTTATAGGACTGGTTTGTCCAGATAACGCTAATGTCAGACTCGAAATTCCTTCTATCTCCTGTAGTGATTTCAAAACTACGGAATATTTTATTTCTTCTCCAAAAGTACGATTCGCTCTGCTGAAAAACACACGCAATGCTGATTCGATATCCGCTGTTATTTCTGCTGTCTGCTTAGTTGTTGTCGTGTCTTTTTTCCATCTTATAATAGGTGAAATATTATAGAACACGATAGGCTTTAGAACATAGTTCAATGATGTCATCTTGTAATCTTCGATATAACCTAAAACTTGAGTAGAAAGATTTTCAGTTACCGTATCACCATAAACAGGAAGAATATATAGATAGATATTGTTATAATATAAACCACTCGTTTCTGGGGTTTCTCCAGTGATAGCAAAATAATCATCGCTATTTACTGTGAGAACTTTAGATATGTAATCGCTGTATCCTGTTAGCAGTTTATCCTCGTGGTCCTGAATAGTAACCATTCTATCTTGTGTTCTATAAAACTTCGGTGCGAGATTTTTTATCTCTGTTTCTGTAAGAGGGTCTCTACCACCATCCGATGGGTCTGCTTGAGTTATAGTAAAATCGATTGTCTGTTCTGTTATATTACCATCTGACCTATAAACTTTTACAGCTTCAACTAGACTTGTTATTGCTCCAGCCTCAATACGGCCATCTTGCCCCAATGATTCTATATAATAAACTGTTATATTATCAGCACCGTACGGGGGAATCACACCAAATGTTCCGTTACCAAAGGTTATCTCTACTTTTTTGTTTGAGTTCACTCGGGTAGTGAAGACCTTCGCTGTCGAATCTGGAGATGTGTATAGGTTAGCAACATATGTCCACTGTTCATTTGTTACTCCATGGTTTACCCAAACCTCTAAATATTCTTCTATTGCTTTTGCGCTAGATAGTTCACATGATTGAAATTCTGTACCATCTGCACTAAACTTCTCTCCCAGCTCTGCATCAGAGTATGGCTCGCCCTGAACAACAAACCATTCAGCCGAGTACACATTACTACCTGATGTTCCTACAAAAATCACATCATTAGTTAAACAATAATTAACCTGTTCTCCCAAGGGTGATGCATTTGGACACAAGAACGTGCTATATTTAGGAATCTCGAAATAATAATCATCCGCTGGAAGGTCAAATGTGGCACATACCGTAACAGTTGTTGATGATGCTTTCACTCCGCCTGGGTTATACCCGAGCTGTTTAGATATTCTATTCAAATTCGTATACAATTCTGCTGTATCGATGTAATACTCATTTGCTATAGAATTGATATAAAAATTAAACAAATCACCAACGGCAGCAACGAGTTCCACTAAAGTGAGAATATTAGACCCTGCAAAATTGTAATCCTTAAATGTATTTGTTGTTCTCAGATACGATATGAGTTCATTTTTTATTTCTGTGAAATCATATGCACTGTAATCTATCTTTATTGTCATCTCTTTTAACCTCTATAGTTTTATTGTTGAAGCGTAATTGTAAATGTACCGATATCAACTGTATTTTTTATTTTGTAAGTTCCATCTACAGTGTACATACTCTTGTCCGCATCGATATTGATATTCAAATCTGTCAGTTCGATTCGAGAGCTTTCCCATGTATCGATAGCAGTATTTATCTCCGATAAAATTCTCCCCGCTGTGACCTCGTCCATGGGTTCAAACAAGAGATTTGGTATGTTTGTCCCATAGTCAGGTCTGAATATACGCTCTCCACGCCTCGTATTAAACAGAGATTTAAGAGATTGATTGACTGCGGCTTCATCGTATTTTATAGCTAAATCCCCACTCGAAATCTTTTTGAAACAAAATTGAAGGTCAGCATATATTTTCTTGAGTGCCATTATGGTCTCTCCAGTTTCCAGTAATCCATACTGAATGTTGCTGTATGTTCGAGGTCATCACCAGTTGCATCTCTCTTCGAGAAGTTCAACGGACCTAAACCCGTCGGAAAGAAGTTCACTAGAGTAAACGCGAATTTTGGGTTGTCATTGTTCGTGTAGATGTGAAGAGATGCATTCACCATAGCATCGTTCGAACCGATACCAAAAGTTTCTGGGTCCTTGATATACATCATCCAGCGATACAACATCTCATAGTTAGCGAACAGTTCATCCACGTGATAGGTAATAGACATTTGCCCGAACTGAGCGTCCGAATTGAGCAATTTGAAGTCATGATATGCGGCATTTTCGATGTTCACCGCTGTGTTCGTGATACCAGGCAATGATACAGCATCGCAATACAAAAGAACGCTGTCACCCTTCTCATTTTCCGTTCCTGTACTCAAAAATGGAAGAAACGGGAATGATAATCTGAACTTGCTAGTATGTGAAAAACTTAAATTCTTTGTATTAGGCATTGACTATGAAGGTCCCTTTCTCATGTTGGTGTGGAGTATTGTTACCCCACGCATGTAATCCGCTATCTGTTAGTGCCGCAAAAACTTCAAGATGTGCTATCCATTGGTCAGCTATAGCTGTTGATATTTTGTTCAACCATTCGTCCCAAAAAGCAAAAGAGCTTGAAATAGACCATTTCGAATCCAATGCTGATATCGTATCATTGTAAATCTTAGTAGCCATATCAGCATTAGACATCGTGTACTCGAATCTACCTGATGTATGTGGTGCTGTACGGTCAGCATATGCACCATGAAAATGTTCACCTGAACCAGCATCACCCAAATCATTGATTTTTAGATTATTGCGGGTGTAATATATTAACGAACTTGCTATTCCTGTAGATAAGGCATTACAGAATTCATCAACGAACCCGTAACCACTTGTAACAAAACCATAAGTGTTTGTTAATTGATTTATCATAGTGTTATAAAGATATGATTGCATACCAGTTGCATCGATACCTTTCCAGTTCGTTGTACCGACGGGATGCCCGTGTGTATTCTTTTCTACCCCATATATACCATGATAATGTGAAGCCAAATATACTTGTAGTTCATCGGCAAAATATTGTAACCCCTGATGCCCGATGCTATAACTCACTGAAGACACCCAAGAATCCATCCAACTGAAACCATTAGTTCTGTTGAATTGACTCAATGAATCTATACCAACATTCATACCTGTTGCTATCGCATTAGTCAGAATCGATTTACTTGCTCCCGTAATTGTGGGCCAAGATATAATCATCGTATCTGTATCGTTGTTGGCTACATAGCCATACTGATTTATTGTTGCACTTACGACATATGAACCTACAGATGATGGAGCTGTCGGGTCGCCATTGTAAGTAATCGAGTAGCTTAACCCAGCAGGTGAAGTTGTTACTGTTGGTGAATGTTGAGCCCCATCATAATAGAAGTTCAAATCCGTCAAGTTTATCGTATCTGGAATAGCTGATATCGACATCGTGCCAGTTGCAGATGACGGATAATGATTAGCTTGGGTTATAACAGCGAGTATCGCGTAAGAACCGAGCCCAGATGGTGCAGTTGATGAGCCATTGTAAGTAATCGAGTAGCTTAACCCAGCAGGTGAAGTTGTTACTGTTGGTGAATGTTGAGCGCCGTCGTACTGGAAATTAAGGTTCGATAGATTGATAGTATCTGGAATAGTAGTGATTGTTAAAGTACCGCTACCGCTGCCATAATACCCATACTGATTAACTGTACTGACGACCGAATATGTACCAACTGCTGATGGCACAGTCGATGAACCGTTATAAGTTGTTACTGTGCTAATACCAGCAGGTGAAGTTGTTACTGTTACTGGTTTCGGCGAACCATCATATGTCTGTGTAAGATTGCTTAGAGTAACCGTAACTGGGTCGGCTACTGTATATGTCAGATTCAGTTTAATGTCATCTACGAAAAGCTGACAATAAGCACAAGCACCCGCACGTCCTCTTATGTAAAACTTAAACTTGTTAGTGTCTTGTAATTCTGCAAGCGTGAATCCATTCCCGAACGAGCCGCTACCGAAATTATAATCGGTGAAAGTAATTGCTAGAGGATTTTGAACGACCCAACCACTAGCATTCACACCTACTCGTTCTACATAACATTCAAAATATTCGTTGTCACTGGCAGTATCACTCTGGCATGCTCTAACAGTAACACTCCAATCAACTAATGCTATCGCATCACCTGGTATTGGATTTGTTAGAATCGAAACATTAGCAATATCGGAATATCCTAAACCGTTGCTGTAGGTAGTGTAAGCATAATTACCATCAGCCGTTACTATACCACCAATATTATTCCAGTTGCGGTATGCGCCATCAGTCCACCCTACACTAGAGAACGAAGATGATACGATTACATTATGTGCCATGAGTTATATTATCCGTTTTCTTTTGTTGCTAGAACATTTTTAGAGCAGTCGAGATGTTCTTTACCCGTGAAGTGACATATGCTATTATATGTTATCACTCCAGTTTGGTCGCCACCATTCTTACCTTTGAATGTTATAGTTCCAGTCGTACTTTTAAGATTCACATTCCCAACTACTGTAACATCAAGCGTTCCCTGAACTTCTTCAGTCTGTGCCCCTTTTATCAGAACTTTCTTGGTGCCTGCTACAATCTCGTATGCATCTTTAGCTGATTTGAATACTGTATCCCCACTGTGCTGGAACTCGATGTAACTTTTTGTTTCTTTATGAAACATCGCATATCGAGTATTGCCTGGGGTGTTATCGAACTCTAAGATTGCGCCGCCCAAATCAAGAACTACATTCTTAGGATACGTTGGGTTAGCTGTGTTTGCTGGTTCATTCACGACTGAACCGGTCGTTCTAGTCCCCTTGCTGATAGGTGAGCGCGTTCCTTCATGCCAATCTTGTACACCTGCTGATTCCGGGAAAATCCTTGCTGGGTCACTGAACCCCTTATTGAAATCGGGCTTCTCTGTGTATTTACTAGCTATCGAAGCGAAATATATCGGAAAGCTGTGGTCTCCACCTATGAAAGTGATGAGAACGTGACTGCCTTGTTCTGGGACACCAGACCAACCTCTACCTGAAATTGAGCCACCTTGTATTGGAGACGCTGGAATAGCCCAAGGAAGCTGTGCAGTTGTTACACCGTCATTACCAGTAGTCATCTTGGAATCAGAGTGTAAACCCATCACACGCACACGCACACGACCCATTTTATCAGGGTCTACGTTGTCTTCCACTACACCTATATAGATGCCGTTGAAATTTGTCTCTACGGGTACGATATCTTCATGTTTGAACATTTATCTATGCAACCTCACATCTTGAATTTCGTCCATCATTCTATCTATCAGTATGCGAAGACCTCGCACTTCAGCTTCGAGTGCTTGAATTCTCATTCTGGTAACATCTTCAACTTGTTCAATTTTGTTCTTCAGTCTCTCTATATAAAAAGTAGAATCTTCTTCGATAGTGTTATATTCTGTCATTTCTTTTCGTGTCCTTTCAAATCAGATTCTTCGAATGCGTCTTTGATTAGAACGAGTCTCTGTTGGAATGAACCGTGAGCAAGATAATGTGTGATGTCTTTGATAAGCCATTTACCTGTATCTGGGCGATTGTATAAATCGTCTGGGTTTTCTGAGGTGGCTTCCAAGAAGATGACCTGACCAACTTGACGCTCAAGACTACCTTCAACTACAGCGTCTTTACGGAGGCAACTTTCTAGTAGAACTCTGAATGAATAAGATTGTTTGCTCTGTACTTGATTGAGAGTGCCCCCAGTGAATGTTACTTCACCGTGATAATCATCTATTGATGTGGGGAGCAAAGAGACTTTTCCGAGAGTAGCAGACTTCTTAAAATAGTCTGTGTAAAGCTGTTTCTCTTGAATGATGTTCTTGTTCGTGTTGTAGTCAACTCCGAAGTATCTCTTACCAGTTAGACCTGAGGATATCATGCTCTTATTACCGAACGTAGGTTGAATGATATCCTTGATAGTATTTATAAAATACTGATTCGAGTCTACTTTCATCAAGTAATATTTGTTTCTAGGGTCATTTATGTCTATCTTCTGTTCGAATAGACTTGCGAAAGTGATACACTTGATAATTGGTGTATCTCTCTCTTTCCCACCCATAGCAGTAAAGAAAAGAAACCCACCTTCTTTTGGTGATTTCTCTCTCTTGGCTTTTCTTATCAAATGACGAATAGCCAAATTGGGTGGCCAAAAAGGAATAGTAAAATCGATACGTTCGTTTGTCTTTTCGATATCAAAATCTGTTTTAGCTATACCCAAATTCTTTTCGAGAATGTCTGTTATAATTTCTGAGATGAGTTTCTGTGAGTACCCCTTGCTTCTGTTACCAGCAATGATGTTGTATGCTCCCTTTTGAATCAAATGAATCTTCATTGTCTTTTTGGTCAAAGTGACTTCTGTGACATCTACATTCCAAATATCAAATTCGATAATCTTTGATAAATCGATTGATTTGACTTTTTCACCGTGGTCTTCAACTAATTGTGTGGCCACAATCTTTATACTTTCATTCCCCGTGAATGATATAGCTGACATGAATCCCGATGTATCTACGAGGGTCATTTCACCTATCAGAAACATGTTCTCGATGCTTTCAATGATAAAGAATTCATGAATATAACCTGGGTTTATTTCCATATCAGTTTCAGAATACCCTTTGTTGATATTCTGAATATAGAAGCTCCAAGATACTGTAGTCTTTTGCATTTTATTTCAACTCTCTTAATTGGAACATGATGTTTGTTATAAGGTCACGTTTAATGATTTTAATCTTCTCTCCAGCTACGAGACCCACGAACGGGTCTTTGATTTTGTTGTAATTACAAATCAACCACCAAAGAAATGGTGTTTCATAGAATTTCTGAGAGATAGAATCCCATCTGTCATAATCTTGAATTATATATTCATCGTAGAACGATATAGAATCCGCGTCTGATGTAGATATGATTTTCCAGATATTGACACATATGGTGCCTGAATATTCTACTGTGCCTAAAATATTCTTCGGAGATTTTGTATTAGCCATTTTTCTCTCTTCTATACGACATATTTAGCGTATTTAATCTTCTTCATCTTAGCTTTGATTTCAACTCTATGTCTTGGGTCGATATCAAGCGCGGCGTTTAATCTTTTTGCAATGCTACTGTTTTGTATTATTTCTTTCACCTTTGATTCAGCTTGTTTCATTGCAATCTGTGTAGCATTGTTCAAAGCTCTAGTCACTAACTTATTGGTTAGTGGACTACCAGTTTCAGCCATCTTTTTGATATCAAAATTATTTCTTGCTGGGTCTGGAGCACCTTCTACAGTTCCACCTGTAGCTTTTATAGTAGTGATATCATCAGTCTGTTTTGGAACTCTTTCGTACCAAGTCTTCGAATCAATTTCTTCCTGTCTTTCGTTTGCCGTTGGTGCGCCTTCAGTTTTTACTCCACCTCCAGGGATACCCATAATCATAATATTTTTTACTTCGTATTCATGGTCTTTAACAGATGGAGCACCAGTCACACGCATAAGAACATCACTGTTCTGTTTCTGAATTTCTGCAAGCTCGTTTTTTCTGTTCTCTTCAGCATCAATAACATTCTTTGTGACTATTCCGTATTTCACCTTAGCTTGACTGAATCTTTCCCGAGTAGCTGGTAGAATTTCTGTAAACTTTATCGTCATACCAGCTTGCATAGGCATACCATATTTCATTAACTTTATCTTGTCCCCGTACGTCACAGACATATTTTCTATGATATAGAAATTTTCAGCCGATTGAAATGTCGACCAAACTCCACCATGAATCTTGAAAACTGCTGGCATCTCAATTCTACCAAGATAATGCCCTATTCTTTTTGGATAAGAAAATCTTCTGAAAAACGAGATGACATTGTAGATATCTTTATCCATGTCATCGTATGCTGAAAGGTCTATTTGAACATCGAATGTTCTTCTGGTTGATTCTTCATAAATCTTTGGAGCATCATACAACACACCTTTTTGGCCACTAGATTTAAAGGACATAGCCGCATTGCCGACTCCAGCAAGCGCACTCTTAAATGCGCCCATAGCCATATCATATGTAGAGCCTGACCCATATGTATGCTGGATTGTTTCTATTAGAGGAGTTGCTGGTAGATAAATAGCATAGCTACCGAGCAGGTCCGATTTTGAGAAAATATATGGTTCACTGAGAGCATTCATCCAATACTGAACTTCAGGTGGAGAATATGCTTCGAATGTCGTGAAATTGCTTGAGAAAAAATTAGGGTTTTTAGCCTTATCCACACCGAACATAGTTGCCCAGTCTTTGGGGACTACCCCGTATTCAGGCGGCGGAGTTTCACCTACAGTGTTCTTCTCGAACCCAAGGGGTTCTGGACTATGTTTCTGTGCGAAATTTTCGAATATACTTTTTCCCATTTTGCTCCTTGTTAGATTCTCGAACCCTGTTGAACCCCTGCTTTAGCAACTGCTCTTAAATCCCCGTCTGGTATTTTATGTACAACGCTAGGGCCTGGTACGGGAATTACTCCCGGACTTCTCTGGCCATTATTAGCCATCAATGCGGCTTGAGTTTCTTTGCCTTGCGTCATAGATGCTTGTTCATATGCTGATTTCTTTTCAAGTTTCTTCTGTTCGAGTGCTGGTATTTCTTCTGCTTTGGCCGTATTAGCATCTCGTTTGGCTTTGACTTCTTCGAGCATCTTCTGTCGCTCTCCGAATTTTTCTCTGTCTTCTTCATCAGAAGATTTGCTAGTCATCTTTTTAAGACCGAACCAAATCAATAGAGCGCCGATAACTACAGCTAGACCAGCTAACACATAAGGGTTTTTCAAGATTGCTAACATACCACCTGCGCCACCTCCACCTGTAGCCGCACCACCTGTAGCCGCACCACCAATCATTCCACCAGGCCCACCAGGAATTAGACTAGATGCTTTTGTTCTTCCCACTGCTCCAGCTCCAACTGATTCAGCCGCGCCTGAAGTAGACCCACGCAATCTACCGAGAAGTTTTGACTTCCCCTGAGCATATTGCTGATATAATTTTGTGCTATGTAACTCTTTAGCCGCTCTATCTTTAAGTGCTTGCTTGACTGTATCTTTATGCCCCGTTGTAGTTGCTGTCGTAGATGCTTTAGCGTGTTCAATAGCTTCATCGTGGCGTTCTGCTGTGTTCTTTTCGAGACCTTCTTCTGTACCATCAAGAATATGGCCAACATGTTTTGTAGCTTCAGATGTTTCTTTGGTGTGGAAACGAACCCCTACTAACAGCTCACCATGATTTCTTAATTCATCGAGAACAGCTTTCATATCTTCTCTATTCCCACCAGAGGCTTCGTATTCAGACATCATTTCTTGATTGCCCATTTCAGCTTGATACGCTTCAGCTTCAGCACCACTTCTGATACCTTCAGTCAATCCAGCTAAAGTTTCTTTTTGAGCATCCTTTGACAACTGTAAAAATGATTCTTTGTATTCTGCTCCAAGTCCATCCTTCATGATTAGAGCTTTAGCCATTTTCTCTTGTTCTTTGGTAGATTTATCAAGAAATGCTGATTTCAGTTCTTCAAGTCTAGCTAGACGTTCATCAGCTTCTTTAGAGCTATAACCTTCAGTCTCGAATTCTTTAGCGATTCTCTGTCTGGATTCTTTTTGGTCCTCTGGTATACCACCCACATAACCTTTTCTTTTAAGAGTCGCTTCAGCTTCTTCTGGTGTCTCTGCTTCTTGGAGAATTTGCATCTCCTCATCGCTCATTCTTTTCTCGGCTTTTGCTAGAAGGTCTGCTATACGTTTCTCTGTTTCTCCATTATCTCGTAGATGTTGAGCAATTTCTTGTGCGCTCATTTTATCTTGAAGAATTGAATCGTGTATAAGGCTAATCTGGGTTTCATCTCTTTTTGCTTGTTCCTCTTGTTGATATTCCGTCCATTCGTCAAGTTTAGTTGAGATGCTTTCACCAAAGTTACCCATCAAACCGATTTTGGACAAACCCTTAACCATACCACTGAGAACGTTACCGCCAGTGAACATATCTTTGAAGAGACCCTTTATGCCACCTTTTACAGATAGACCGCCATCACCCTTAGCTTTAGCTGATGTGATAAAAGTCTTGTATATAGAACTCTGTTGTGCTAACCATTTCTCTGATGTAGAAAGTTCCTGTCGAGAAACGATATTACCTTCTTTAAGATGAAGAGTCTGATTCTTTACAGATGCAAGCAACTGAGCATCGTATCCAGCAGATTTCTTCAACTCCACAATCATAGACTGTAGCTTCTCTTCAGAGATAGTGGGTTTCACATCAGGGTTGTTGACATCCATACCATGACCAGTAGCACCCTTCACTAATCGAGTGAAATCTTGCGCTGGTATTACTACGTTATCATCTTTGGCCATTACTTACGTCTCCGCTTGTTTTCTGAGTTTTTCTACGAGCTTGCCCACATAGAACTCACGTTCGAATACTGGGATGTTCTCAATATATTCACCGCTCATGTGCATGTATTCACTTAGGTACATTATGTCATTCAAAATATCTTCAAGGCGAATGTCGCCAACTAAGAACAGTTTTAGAAAAAATTTACAATCTCGAACCCATTGAACTTCATTTCATTTTCTTTGGCGCAATGAGTACAATTCCACTTCTTCAGAATCGTGATACCGAAATCGTTTTCCTTAGGGAACTTCAATACAGATTCAGCTTGGTCCTTAGAAAGTTCTTCGATAATTTTCAGTTTATCTTCAATCGTTAGGTCAAGCAACTGCTCATCAAACTCTACGTTCTTGACGATTGATGCTAGAGTTATCATGTCTCTCTCATCTCTGTGTCTGGAAAGAACTTCATGCATATCATCTACATTGATGTGGCCCAGCATGAGTTTCATGCTGTCTGTGATAGACACTATCTCACCCTTAACAGCTTTAGGTTTTTCTATGATAGCATCTTTGACCAGGTCAACTGCGTATTCGTTCTCTTTAGAACAATGAGCGCATCGAGAATGTACTTCTATAATTTCCCCCATTGTTTTGATTCTGAACTGAATTAGAAACCATACGAAATCTTGAATAGTCCAACCAGCCAAGGCAACATCATTCTTAACAATAAGCTCATCAAGAAGATTGATAATATTCTCAAAATTAAGGAGTTCATTATCTTCCCCCTCGTCCCTTGCGATAATAGCGAACTTCTGGTCCTTTGTTTTTAGTGGTCTTACCCAGGTCGAATTCCCATCAACTGATAGCATAGGGATTTTGAAAGTAGGGGTCTTTTCCTGCATATGAGATAGCACATCTTTTAAATCTGGCATGTTGTTTGAACCTCCAATATTATTGTGTGTTTTGTGTACTTATATCCAAAGTGTTGCTGTGGGGAAGGGAAGAGAAAGAGATGTGGGACGCTTTTGGTGCGCCCCACATTTTTACAATACCTCAAATACGAAGTAATCGTACTCAAATGACAATTCTGCTGTTTGTGGGGCATGACTAGAATAGTCCAATGTAATGTCCCCGATATCGCTTAACCAAGCTCCATTTAATTCGAACGATACGAGTCTATTCCCAGCTACGTCCAATTGATATACTGTGATTGAAGACTTATAACCACTCGGGAATGCGGCTATATTCGTTTCTGTACCAATCATCACTTCTGACCAAGCTCTCATCTTTTTATAGATATCGAGATTGTCATCAATACGCATTGTACATGTCCATGCGTCATATGTTGCGGCCCCTGCATAAAAGTGGGGTTGACCCATAAAATTAGCAGGGGTAGGCGCGTATGTCTTTGTTGGAACTTTTGTTGATTGCACCAGAATGCTTGCAATAGATGAAGACCCAACTATAGTGGGAAAGTTGATTTCACATTCGAACTGATATGAACGTGCAAGGTCTCTAACTGCACTTCTAAAATCTTGTAATTTGAAAGCCATTTGTTTAGTCTCCTATCAGAGCTTAAAGAACTGTGAATTTGTTGAAGTCATACTGCCAAGTAACAGTCATATCGAGCGGGTCTCTTTTTGTTGTATCGAGTCCTGAAACTGTAACTGCTGTTGGCCATGCTCCATTCAGTTCGATAGACACAATTCTGTTACCAGCTACGTCCAATTGATACAATGTAACAGACGATTTATACCCAGTTGGGAATGCTGAAATGTTCGTTTCAGTACCATGCACAACCTCATGCCACGCTTTCATCTTTTTGTATACGTCCCAGTTGTCATCGATTCTGAAAGTCCCCTGCCATGGTGTGTACGAGAGGTCGCCAGCAAGTTTATAATGCTGTCCCATGAACCAAGTTTCAGTTGTTGCATCAACTTTACGACCTGGGAAGTTGTGAGAATGACAGAGAATATTTGCTAGTGATGAAGAACCTACGATTGTCGGAAAGTTGATTTCACATTCAAATCTATACCCTCTCGTAAGGTCTCTAACAGCACTTCTAAAGTCTTGTAATTTGAAAGCCATTGTTATTTCTCCTATTTTATGATGCTTCGGTTAGTCCGGGAGGAAGGTCGGACAGCCTTGCGGTTGTCCCGAAGCGCAAACCCTTTTTTACACCTAAACCAATCTTATTTTTTGTTTCCTCTGTATGCTTTTTCCCTGTACGACCTAATCTTATTTTTTGTTTTGTTTCTTCTGATAACTTCTTACCCAGCCTTATACCTTTTTGAGAATCACTTAACTTTTTTCTAGTTTCTGGGCTATACATCCAAGTCATCGATTAAATCGCCGCAGGAGCTACCTGTTGTCCCCTAATTAAACCGTCTTACTGAAGCTCTGCGAAGTCAACACCTGTCTTTGTTGCTCACCAACCTATCGGCTGTCCTCTGGCTCAAAAGTGGATTGATTTGTACTACAAGTATTTATATCTTCAAAATTTATGATGTTTGCTAAAAAGTCTTAGTAAAAACAATGTTCCCAGAGTCCCAAACACGGTCAAACCCATTGGATAACATGTTTTCGTATTCCGTCATATTTTCATCGAAAACTTGAAGTAGGTCTTTTAGTTTATGTTTTTGGTACTTCACTCTGGATTCTAGTTCTCTATTTACGACATACCAATAATTTGGTGGAGATGTGTGTGACAGAGTAAAGAATTTAGAGTACAACTTCCCATCAGAGTATCTTTTATCAGCATATGTTATGATAGACTTTGGGTTAAATCTGTTCAAAAAATGAGCATAGAGTTTCCCGAATCCACCTACTACAGATGTACCCAATAAGTTACAGAACCTCAATATCTCATACTCATAACTCTTATTATACCGAGACTTGCCCAGTGACAATAAACTAACTAAAACCCCCTGGTGATATAACCCTAAATGAACAGAAGCATTGATTTTTCCTTGTAGATGGTTTTCTTCAAGAAATTGCTTCGCCATTTCACGGTCGCTTACTTTCACCTCACATTGACGGCCATAAATTCGTGAGGAGTTTTTCCCAATCTTGTTTTTTATTATAGATTGCCATATCGGTCTCTTGTTTATCCACTCATTTTCAAATATATGAAGAAGCTGGATATCGATGTTTTCACATGAAGCGGTTTTGTTCAAGTGATAGTTTTTGTTAGCAATCTTGCTTTCGGTGTGCCAGTAAATACCATCGAATTCTATACCAAGTTTATAATCTGGTAAATAGATATCGATATGCAGTGGGTGTATTATTGTAGATGTATTTCTGATTATATTTACGACCCCACATTCATCTCGTAAAAATCGAACGACTTCTTCTTCACCAGAGCTTATATTATTCGATGTTGTGATTTCAACCCCAATTCGCTTTAGATGTCTCACCAGAGTAGTCACTGGTATGCTTAACTTATTGTGTAAATCAATCACCGACTCAGATTTTTTATATTCTTCTTTTAGCTTATCTGGGTCTAAAAGTATTGGATACTTTTTAGTTATTTTATCGAATCTATTGCTCACTAGTTTATCTTTTATTAACAAAATTCTACCAGGCTTTCTGGCAGCACATTGTCTTGAGCAAGCCTTCATATACCCACGAGTTATCGTCCAAAATTTATTTTTTCCTCCACACACCTCACATATTTTTTCTTTTGGGTCTTTCATTATAAACTTATCGTAATATTCCTGAACGCTTATATCATGTGCTTGTTTTATATGATTCGCTACTCCCTGCAGGTTCTTGAAAAGTTTCTCGCATAATTCACATTTTATAAAATTATCACTTATTCTCTGAGAGACAATCTTTTCGTTGTGATTCTTAGTATGATAGCTATCTGCACATATTTTTGAACAAAATTTTCTATACCCACCTGTTCCCATAGTACGAAAAGTTGTAGGTTCTCCGCAGTTTAAACAGAATCCATCATGCCCCTTCTTAATGTACTTGTCATAATATTCTTTACTTTTTATATTATGGGTCGGGAGATGACGAGACAGTGAACGAAAACTATCTACCTCTTTTTGACATATTGAACAAATCATATAAGTTTTCCTCCAAAGAAAATAAGAGTGACAGAAAATTCTGTCACTCTTATTTATATCTCTGAATTTTTTGTATCTTAACTTAACTTTACTGAAGCTCTGCGAAATCAACACCAGTCTTTGTGGCAGTGAATCTTACTACTATGAATTCTGCGGCTCTTGTTGGCTTGACGTATATTTCACACCAGAATTCATTACGGTCAATTCTTTCAGGTGTGTTCACTTTATCGCTTACGTCTACGAGATAGTCGTATACACCGCGACGGCCCTTGATATCCTCCATGAACGGGATAACCATGTTCTTGAATGTTGCTCTTGTCAAGTTGTCATTCGGTTCGAATGTCACATACTTGGCAGAGATTGCAATTGCTTTTTCCATGTAGTTGAACAGCAAGCGCACGTTTACTCTGTCGAATGCTGAAGGCTTTGTCTGAAGTGTCTTCTGTCCCCATACAACGATACCCTGACCAGGGAAAGAAACAATAGGGTTAACCTGTGCAACATACATTGTATCTCTGAATGCTTTCGAAGGATTCATAGCTACCTTGATAACATTTCTGAAGATACCACGATTCAAACCTGCTGGTGCCCACCATGCATCTGTTGTGTCTGCTGTGTACGCATACACACCTGCAACATGACCGCTAGAAGGAACCCAACGATTCACATCATTGTACTTGTCGTAGATATACAACCAGTTAGCGTACAATGCGGCGTATGAAGGGTTCTCGTTCAACCTAACTTTTCTGTAGTCGATTGTATTCTGCACGGCGTCTGAAAGCGATGCAACACCGACCATGTCAGTCTTAGGGCAGTCAAGAATTGCGAAACAATCTGCTCTCTGAACTGCTACAGCTACAATTGCCTTGGCGATAGAAACTGTTGTGTGACTGCCGCCGATAAGATAGTTGATTTCGATATCTTCAGTGTTACCGAAGTATGTCTCGTAACCATCTATGATGTCTGAAGCACCTGGCATACCGTCCATACCACCAGCAAGAAGACTTGCACCGATAGCTTGAGGCTGAGTTGCTATTGTGGTGTGGTTGAATGCAAGAATGTATTTTGATGCATTGTTGATAGCATCTTCTACATACATGTTGTTGCCTTGATGGTCCTTAGCACCTGCGGTGTCTGATACAAGGAAATTCTCTGCAAGTTCGAACTTACCATCTGTATTCAAGAGGTAAACCTGAACTACGAATTCGTTTGCTGATGCTGGGCCGTACTCAAGAGTTCCGAGTTCTGCTGAACAACCAGTTGTTTCTGCTGACCAAGCTGATGTAGGGTTAGTCGTGAAGTCTGTATATGCGCGATAGTTAAGAACTGCTACATTGAAGTTTGTGTTACCAAACTCGCCAGGGAACTTACCATATACACGAAGTTTCTCACCAGTGCCCCAATCATTGATTGCTGCCATGGTTTCCCAATCAGGAATGTAATCACCAGATGTCGATGTGATTGTTCCTGCAGTTGTTACACCAATCTGTGCGTTACGAGCATAAGCTGGGTCAACTGCTCTTACGAAAATGATAGTCGATGCATATTTGAGGAAGCCTGCTACTGTGAAGAAGTCCTCGTATGTCTCATCTGTAGGAACACCAAACTGTTCCGAATATGTCTTCTCGTTTGTTACCTGTGTGCGTACAAAAACTGGGCCCCATGTTGCGGCACCAACATACGCGGCTATCGATGTTGCTACACCGGGAACCGTTGTAGACATGTCTCTCTCAAGAATATATTCGCCTGGACTTAAAAATGATGGCATCGTTGTTTCTCCTTTTCATGTGCTGACCGCCCAGACTCGGCTGGGTTATCCGTTAATTGTATCTGTAAGTATTTATATCTTGCGAAATTATATACTTACATTGCAATCATTTTGCTGATGTCAGCAAAATGGTCACTTTTAAACGAATCCAAACCCCTCCATTACAGGCATTACAGGCATTTCAGAAGTGCTGTCAGTCGAGTCGAGTTCATCTCCATCCTCATCGCGTTCAGGTTTCATCTTCAAATCTTCAGTGATGTAGTCTGTGTCTTCGAGGATATCAGCTTTGATAATCCATAGAGCCCAATACAAACTTGTCACACAGTCATCGTTTTCACCGTCATCAGCGCCATAGACACCCGGCTTAGTCTCTACGAACTTGGATAGCTCATAGATAGTGTCAGAGTCTTTAACGACCAGTCTATTGTCTTCGAGCATTATCTTCAGAGTGTCAGTCGCTTGATGTTTGGTCCGCTTAGTCGCTCTGATTCCGATTTCTCTTGTCTTCGAGTCGAGTTCGCCTGTAGATGCGGCTTTGTAGTTAACCAAGTTCTCGTACTCTGCATCATGCCACAACCAGTCACATGTAGCTTGGCCTATGTCATTGTTTTCTATACAGATATACGCATCATTGTAACGAACTGCAATCTTATGAGCGACCTTAGCGAATGCTCTAGTATCAATCATATTGTTGCGATAAGTTGCAACTTGCACGAAAGGAATCTGTGTAATATCAAGGACTTGACATATAGAGTAATCACCACCAGTACCCTTTGCTACGTCCATACCAACTGAATAAATTCTCTTAGGTATCGGTTGCTCCCAGATTCTCATGTTCCCCGAGAACTCTTCAGCAATGGGATTCCAGCTTTCAAGTGATTCTAATGTTTGAGATTTTATGAGAGTTTTAGATGAACCAAGAAAGCAATTGTGTGATAACACATCATTCGTAAAATAAGACTTCCCATTGACGTTTAGTAAGTCATATAGAGGTTCAAAAATATCAGAACTTATTATATCTGTTACTCGCACATCTCCATTTTTTGTTTTAATTAAATCCCCAGCAATCAAATCTTTACAGAAAATTTGGCCAGATTGATTAAAAACTATATGATATGGTGAGCATTGTAATTCATTATCACCGAGACTTAGCTTCATTAACGGCAAATCTCTCGTTGCTCCAACCCCATCAAAAGACACGAAACCATTTGGGCCTTCTACTTCCCAGTTAGAAATTTTCTTTGTCTTTATGACTCTTTTGAATTCTTCTTCGGTTTTATAGTTCTTTTTTGAATTTGTGCGTTTTGAACAGATACAGAGATTTGATATATCTCCTACGATGTGTGGGTTTATGTTATTTTTGAACCCATAAAAGCAACTTATTTTGTGGTCTATTGATGGGGAATCTATCTTATTTTTGTGAATAAGATTCAATAATTTCCCAGTATAATAATCTTTACCGTCCCAATGTTCGTATAAAGAATCGATGTGCTTTCTTGTTACTTTCCATACTTCATTCTGATATATCTGGAAATCACTTTGTTCGGATAGTGAAGTCCATCCTTCGTATTTCTCCCCATGCTCTCTTCTTTGTTTAGATGAGAGATAATGTGAGCTATTAAATTTCTTTAGACATGTTGCCCTAACTTTAGATTTTACTTCTTCGTTTTGAGAGCAAAATTCTGTACCCAATCTCAAAAGACATGTAGCTTTTACTTTATCTCTTATTTCTTTTGAAGCAGATGACCAAATAGTGCCAAATCTTCTCTGACTTGATTTAATAACTTTATCTTTGAAGTCTGATAAATGTGCTGTGTTTTTAACCCCAAATCTTTTGAGATTTGTTTCTTCTCTTTTTCTTGCGATATCAGTCATGACTTCTTCAGATTTGTTCTTATATGTTTGGCTACGTTTTAAATTTATTTCTGGTGAAGTTACTCGTTGAAGCCTAGAAGTCTTTACTTTGTCGAGTTGAAGTGTGGTTTTTGAACCATACTTTAAAAGGCATGTTGCTTTTACTTTATCTTTTACTTCCTTTGCTCCACTAGCAGATACATGACCGTACTTTAGAAGGCATGTAGCTTTTCTTTTAGCGGATATAATATCTATCTCTTCTTGGGTTCTTTTTCTCATACTATTATTTATATAAGAGAAAATTTAATCAAAACTACGGTTGAATAGCTTTGATATTTGAACATTTTTGATTTGACCAGTTTTTTTGTTTCTAATTTTTATTCTCGTATCTTTTGCTACACAGTTACCGTACTCTTGATTGAACTTGGTCTGGCCAATGTTTCTGATTGTCTCAGTCTTCCAAAGGTCATCTCTACCTTCAACTTCCCAATAGTCTACTCGGAAGTGCTTGAAGTCATTCTTGCCGTTCTTGGCTTTGTTGTAGATGTCATGAAAGTGATTGAGTCCGTTAGGGGTCGAAACGATGATAATCTTACCCTCTGTAGTCGCGGAGATTGTCGGGTACACGCTCGTATAGAATGCTTCAGCAATACCTCTGCGAACGAATGCGAACTCATCGAGAAACAATACGTTTGCAGTAATACCACGGAGACCATCTTCAGTAGTAGCTACAGATGTGCATGAACTCCCATTTTCTAACGTACAGCCATGCTTCTGCCATTCAACAACCCCAATTTGCAACCAATAAGGAAGTCGCTCGTATGCAATACGAACCTTCTGAAAGATTTCCTTAGCAATAGCCAGTTTGTTTGCGATGATAGCTATCTTCTTGTCTTTATTGAATAAAAGATAGTGAACGATGTAGATGCTGGTGATAGTAGATTTACCTACCTGGCGAGCGGCTAGAACACATGTGAACCTGTTGTTGTGAATATGACTCAACATCTTCTTTTGATAAGGACGAAGTCTCACCAGCGTCTTACCGATATTAGGGTCAACGATTGTGCAATAATGTTCAGCGAAGTAATTCACATCGGCCGCGCACCGTGCAATCTCGGCTATCTGCTCATGTGAGTATTCGATAGGGACGAATGCTTTCTTGATTGATGGATTTCCATCATATGAAGACCAACTAGGGAGCTTGTCGTAGCTCCCCTTCAAAACTCTCGATGCTGTTGCCATTTGATTATTTTCCTGTAGCCGCGCTACCATACTTATCTCGGTATGCTTTGGCTTTCTTTTCGTATTCTATCTGTGCCTGTACTTTGGCTTTGGTGTATGTCAGAGAAGGATTATTATGCATGATAGAAGCAATCATGCTCTCTAGTTTGTCTAGTTTGTCTGCTTCTTCATTGAATTGCTTGAATCTCATATATAGTTCTCCTTTTTAGGTTTCTTCTACTCTGTATCCGTATCCGACTGCTCTAGCGAGAGCTGGGTTGTTGTCAACTATCGAATGAACTTCTGTTCTGTCTTCATTCTTAGACCAATGAAAAGCTGTATACCACTTTCCAGACATCATGGTCGTGCTTATCTCAACTGCGTGAAGAACAGCATCCAAATAAAGAGGAATGCAAGCAGACCCGTAGATATTTATGACCTTAGCAATCCAATCATGACCAGGGTCGCCGTGCCACACATATAGGTCATTCTTCAGTAGAAGACCTTTGATAACGAATGTAGAGAATTTACCCTGCTCCTTATCAATCTCTCGAAGAAGCATATCCATTTCACTCTTGCTAGGATTTTTGAACACTTCAATAGTCCCAGTTCGATAGCTGAAAGAGTTGTAGAATTCTTCTTTGAGATATGCAGAGAATCTTTTACCAACCATTAATATCTTCTCCTACGTCTTCCACCATAATATGAACTAGCGGCTCTTCTCTTTGGAGTAGGAGCTACACCCGCCGCATATTCTTGTTTAGGATTCTTCACATCAGCGCCATATGGCATTGCTTTGACTATCTTCTCGATAGCATCAACGTCAGAATATCCCATAACAAGCCCATCTAATGGGTTTATGATGTTCTTGAGTTTTTCTTGAATGTTCATGCACTCTCCTAGCTAACGATAATGTTTGCGCCAATCAATGACTGTAAGTTTTTGTTTTTCTTCATAGTATTTATAATGAAGTCAAAATCCTTTTTCACATAGAAATTGTAATGATTGGGTAAAGAATAAGAAGAAACCTCAAGTCTATTCCCGGGATAGATATAAAATGGAATCCAAGTAGATGTAGGGAGTTTGTTCTTACTAGCCACAACTTCATGCTCGATATAACCAGACGCCCACATGTAAGTATCACCAGTTTCTGGATTCAACCATCCACGAACTTCGTCATCGAGCTTGCGTATTTCCGAAAACTCATCCTTCTTTGGGTTCTTGAATATCTCTACAGTCATCCCACCTGTGCCTTTGAGTGCTGTGAAATATTCTTCTTTTAAAAATGTCTTAAATGTCAATGTGATATCCCCATCTCTGGTTCTATAAGAGCTATCTTCGCAACTTCGTATCTTCTCAATCTGTCAGAGAGTCCATTGAACCCACCATTGATACTCTTGGTAATGGCTTTCATATCCCCTAAGTCAGCAAGAGCATTCAACTTATTTATAGTCCAATATGCTACCGCTATTCTGAATCCAACTTCAGGGGTCGCGGCTATCGTAGGATTATTCTCTAAGTCGAGCTTGAGGAGAGCTCCATATTTCTTGTAATTAGAACGACCTGTCAACTGAATAGGTCCTCTTCCTTTATAGCGAACTCCATCACCCTTGTAAATGTTGCCTAAGTCTTTTCTTCCCTCATAAGCAGAGCCATTTGCAATCTCTTCCATATATCGCAAGTCTGCTGATTCATGACCGAGTTGAGCAATGAAAGCCGCTTCTCTGAGTAGCGTATTGATTTCACCCTCTATCATAGCCTTCTGTAGAAAAGGGAAATACAATTCAGCTTTAACCTTCGGTAGTTGTGTCATACAAGACATCAACTTCTTCAGTGTTATGTTCATCCTAGTATCTCCTTTACATAGTCAGCGATTTTCTTCCAAGCGAGTCTTCCCCTTTCAGGTATTTCTCGATAGCTTCTGTTATATGTTTTGTTCTGATACATCTGATACCATTTGTACCCTTTTCTCTTGGCTTTGAAAGTCTTTTCAATAGCGAACTCCACATCAGCATGTAAAGAACCAGAGCCGTCCCAGATATATAAAGTCTGCCGAGTGTCATCCCAAAGACCACGAATTTCGTATGAGCCCTTAGCGTGTTTGATAAGGTCAAAGACTTCAATAGGAGAGGGGTTCTTCAGTATCTCCACTGAACCTTTCCATCCATCAATCCAAGTGAAATGTTCTTCGTTAATGTAATCTTTGAATGTCATAGCGGGTAACTCGCCTCAAACTTACCGAGAAGATTTATGAGATGCTTGTTTTTCTCAAGTTTCTCAGCGGCTTTGCTAGGTTCTTTGAACCAGTCAGTCTGCTTCAGCGTCCATATGGAGATGCTCACAGAATTATCTAGGCTGATATAGAAAGGTATGCTTTTCTTCTTGTTCTTTATGAACTTAGGGTTCTTCATCATCTCGAAGTGTTCACCTTCAGAATCGAATATGTAGATATCACCATTCCCATCAGCAATGGCTTTTATTGCATCCGGAAAGGCTTCTTGTCTCTGTCTCTTTCTGAATATATCTACTTCAGATTTTGTAGGGTTCTTAAACCTACATGGAGACCAACTTGGCCTACATAAGCACCAGCAAATTCTTCCTTTAGATAATCTTTAAATTTCATTGCTGAAAGTCCAATCGTCACGGAGAATATTGAATGCGTCTGGGTTATCACCAGAGACAGAGTAAGTGTACACATCCGAAGATGGTGGGATTGTCTCTGTCGTTCCCCAATCAACAAGAGGTATTTTGACTGTTTTGATAAGCTCAACGATAGGGATTGGTTTGTAGAAGAAACAATCGATATCGAAGTCCAATGTAAATTCCACTTTCTTGATTTGTTCCTCAGTCACATCGTCAGCGAACGTAGGAGTTGTACCTTTCAGCGTTACTTTCAAATCTCTTGTCAGCTCAGGTAGGAAGTCCCACTCCTGAATCGTAATGTTTCTGTAAGGGTTGAACCAAGGTAGCAGTTGTTCCAGTATCTGTGTCATCTCTCTCATAGTCAGAGATAATATGGACAGTTGATACGAGATAGTGTAAGGGGTCCCAGAATAAATTTGATTGTGGGCTGAATTCAGTTCATTGTACCAGCGATACACCGGCGCTTCATATCCACCGCGAATCTTGTTTGGTGCATAAGCCATGTTCTTTATCATGAGCCCAGCTATTGGTAGGTTCTGATAGAAGAATGTCATGTTACCTTCTCTGTTAGCAGTCAACAAAGGTATGAACTTCTGTCTATGTGCGAAGCGAACGGGAACATCTCTGTATTCCAATATCTGCCTAGCTTTGTTCTGCTTGGCAACCTGAAGTCCACCAAAAAGACCGAGCATAGCCAGATTCACTTTTCTCATTATGTTTGGCCAGTAGAAGTCTCTTGCGTTCATTCCTTATTTCCCCAATTTCTTTTTGAGTGCTACAATCATGGCCTGAGCCACGGTTGGTAACTGTTTGTTGGTAGATTCAATTCTGTTAATTTCTGCAAGAATCTGTTCATCTATAGATGATTTCGTTTCCATAATCCCTTCCTCGGCGAACGTAATGTCCACCATCATTTGTTCAAATATTTTGAATAGTTTAGTCGTAGGACCTATCTCCTAGAAAGACTGAACGAGCAAGTTGCATCTTCGTTCCCATAGACAGATTATCGAAGTATGGGATAAGCTCATTCTTAGCGCCGATAACACTTATGATGGTGCTCATATCCAATCCAGCGATATAAGCAGGTATGTCTTTGACATCGATGCCGGGTTTCTTCAGAGTGTCCCAGATTTTCTTCATAGCGATTTTCATCTTGTCATGAGCCCAGTTTTCCTGAAGATTCTGAATCTCGGATTCAATCAAAGTCTTTTCGAATATTGCACGGAGCTCATCATGTATTTTCTTTCCCATCTTTGTCTTCAATTGACAGTATGTATCTTTCTTGCCTGTGCATTCCTCTTCTTTTAGAAATTGTTTGAACTTCATATTGCCCATGCTCCAGTAGGAACCTTGAAACTATCCATCCAATTGGCTTCAGTAATCCCTTCGAAGTACATAATCTGATTCTTCGTATAGACTTTGTATTGGCCGTGGGTCGTAACAACCTTTGTACCGAATGCAAGGTCTGATTGAGAAAGTCTGGCAGCCTCTTTCGCTGGGACATCTACAGTGAAGTATGTGGGTGTATAACCTGCGCCATGATACTGCTTGTAGCCCGGTGAATTGGCCATTACTGTCACTCGAACGAACTCTAGCTTGGGTTCTACCTTAGTAACCATGGAGAACCAGTCTACTGATTCATTCGTTGCCGCGTATTGTTTGAATTTCATAAATCTCCTTTACCATTCACCCCAGGGATTTGGGTCATTTGTCTTATTTCTCAGAATACCCGTTATCTCAGGGGTGTTTGCAAGCGAGTCATCATTACCGCTAGGCGCGACATTGAGCATGTTCGGGTCGAACAATTGGTCATTCGGGTCATCGCTACCAGATATCTCAGGATTGACTGATGCGCCTTCACTGTCAGCATGAACGAGATGAATTCTGTATGTGTGCTTATGCTGAAGAAAGATGTGGTCTTCCTGCTCAACTGAAGAGATGTAGAACACTCTACCGTGATTGGTGCCGTCTTCAACTGTGATATCTTCACCCATGTATTTAATTAGAATGAAATCCCCAGCTCTGGGTGTAGCATATTCACCGTATGCGCTCTCGAACTGTGTACGAGTTATATATAGGTCTGTTTGGTCGGGCGATTGAAAGCCGAACTTACCGAAGTTGTAGATTTCCTTCATGAGCACACCGTCAGAACCTGGATATGCTTTCATATCGAATTTCTTAGAGATATTCGGATATGCATCTTCAGTGTAGAGCAAATCTTTTTCAGGGTCACGGTCAGCACGCCAATACTGAATTGAAATCCCAAATATTTCTATCGCTTCTGTTAATATCCCCTGATATAATGCTCTATCTTGTGGGCAATTATCGAAATCAAATGCCATTTTTAGCCTCCATGAACTTGTTACGCTTCTTTTCATTCTGAAGTCTACAATTAGCAATTATATTTTCACTTGCAGTTCTCCCATGAATAAAACGACAGTAATGTTCACGCTCGTCTAAAATTTCACTAGAACATATCTCTATGGTCTCTCGAACGAAATTCTCTTTACCATATTTCTTTATTGCTCTTTTTATATAAAGACCAGTCCCCAGATAACCATCAAACTCGATTGTTTTCTGTTCATGTTGCCCGATGTAAATCTTTCCTGTAATTTGGTTTGTAGTTTTGTAGACTATCAACATCTATTTTTCCTTCTTAGCGAACTGACCCGTTGCGCTGATATTCACGCTTCAAATTATTTCTTTCAGCTTGACTCAACTTTTTCTTGGCTTCTTGTTCCTTACGGTAAGTCGCTTCAAGTGGGGACTCTTTCAATTGGTTAGCGAATGCTGTAGATGCCTCTCTAGCACCAATACCACCGCGTTCTTCTACGTCTGTGAAGAGTAGATAAGGTTTCTTGTCTGATGGCAACTGTCTCCATATGTCAATCATGCCGTAGATACCACATCTGTCATCACCACAGATTCCCTGTGCTGAAGTCCATATTCCCTTTTTATTGACAATCTTCTTTGGTTGGCAACTGTCGAATATTCTGTCAATGTGAGCGACAAGACATATCTTAGTTCCATTATCAGGGACAATGCCATTTATTCTCCCAGATATTTTGCTAGGCGAACGTCAATAGATTCGTTCTTCTCTTCTTTTGAGCCAGCACGGAAAGAATGAATCACGATATTGACGATGGTGCCATGGTCTTTCTCGTCATGCTTTGCTTTATGTGTATTCAGCACTTTATCGATATGTTTATCAGCTTGGTCTTTGTCGTACTCTTTACCATGAACCTTCTTAGCAGTAGCATGACCAGCTTCTCTAGCTTTCTTTTCTGCTTCAGGAGAGATTTCAGGAACGGTCTGCTTCTTGCCGTCATCTTTCTTATCATCATCGGAACCCTTCTTCTTATCAAAGTTCCATTCATTCAATTTGGTCAATGTATCTTTTTCCATTGTTTTATCCCCTTCGTCCTGGTTCTTTTTGTTATATGCCCATATAACTGTGCCAGGTACAGATTCATTCATATCTTCTCCAATATGTTGAGTAGAGTGAGATACGTCAGCCAACATGACAGTCACATCATATGATTTCTTGGCTTTCAATACGATAGCGGCAGCCTTCTGTGCTTCATAGCTAGAAGTTGCCCATACTTCACATTTCTGCCCTTTATAGAAACCTATATAAGGTCTCTTCCCTGGCTCAGGTGATGTGTCATTCATAGAGCCTTCAACAACGACATACTCCAAGTTAGGAGCAATCTGCTTGAGATAGGAAACCACTCTGTCCTTATTCGCAGCCAGAACGTATGCAATCTGTTCGCCACCCTTTTCGAAGAAGTTCTTGATAACAGTTAGCCCAGTATCACGAACAGCTTTACCAAATTCAGCTTTCTTGTCTACTGAAGCTGTTATCTTCGTCTGCATCTTCTCTTTTGCTTCGTTCATATCTTTGAATGACATCTTCTGTTCTCCTTTAAATTGTAGTGGCTCCGTCCCTGCCAGCGTTTTAGTGTATCTGATTATTCTACAAAGAACCCGAGTGGTTCTGCTTCCATTCCTATCAATTTATCTTCCAAATCCTTCTTCTCTGCATTACCTTCTGCTAGAATCGTACCAGCATCAAGATGGGCGCCACCAGGAATTACCATACCTGTATACTTGCCCCAGATTCTACCTAGAATTATCTTCGTCAACGCAAGCGCATACTCTTTCACCCACCATTCATCATAGAGGGTTGATTTCTCATTCTCAGCAGGCACATACTTCGTCCAAGCTTCGAGAATTCCGACCATCGGAATAACTGGGCGCGGATAGATATAAAGTGTGTGGGTATACTTGTTGAAGTCCAAGCTGAACTTTGCTTCGAGTTCGGCATGCATCAATTCGAGATACTGCATACCCATTTCGAATGTAGTAAGTCCACCACCAAATGAAGATGAGAAGAAGTTGATATAACCCTGGTTGTACATCTGGTTCAATGGAGAGAACAGTACAGTGACTCCAGAACCAACATCAGATTGATTATCAAACGATACTACAGACTCGATGTTATCCTGTAATGTGTAAGCCTGGACGCCGGCACTAAGCACAAGCACATAAGCGCAACGATTATTCGTATCTCCGGAATGTCTGTTGAAATAGTCAAGACTGTCTGTGATGCACTGAAGAATCTGTTCGTTCTCGATTTCCAGTTGAATCACTGGAGCACCCAATCTTCTGCGTATCCACTCAACTAATGCTTGTTTTGTAAGAATGGCCATTTCTGTTGTTACCTCATATAACTATTAGAATTCATAAGATTATTTATATCTTTATGTAATTTCAAACCTTTATTCCAGGGAACAAAACCTTTTTCTCTACGTTTGACCCATGATGCCCTCATCTTTTCTCTTGCTTCTTCTGAATACGTCAAATCTTGCAGACTTTTTGTATGCTTAATCTTTCTTTTGGTCTCTTCTGAATGAGGTTTTTTATTCGTGATTCGTTTTCTTACAGTTTGTTTTGCTTTGAGTTTTCTTTCTGGCGTCCATGACGCTTTCAATCTCTCGCATCTCTCTTTTGTATGTTTTACCCCAGTCATGGTTTTCTTGATTTTCTCTTTATGTTCTTTTGAGCATGGAATACCGCGTTGTTTTTCCAAATGCTCATCTCGTATTTTCTCGTACAATCTACTGCTTAATTTACCATATCGTTTTGAATTAGACATACTATAAAGTGCGAAATTTAAACCTCTCACAGAGTAGATGTTAGCTAATAAAAGGTGTGCGATAAAATGCTCTTTCAGAGTAAGATACATTTTGGTATAATGTGATGTATCTCAGATTTTCCTGCAGGCTCAGATTTCAATCTTTTTGTCACTAAAGCATTGTAATGTTTGAGATAATTCATATTTTCTTTTTCTTCTTCGTATTTGATTTTTCTGGTTCTAAAATCTTTTCGGCGAAGAACTGCATATAGTAAGCCATTGCTTCGGAATTTGCGTATGTGATAGGGATGCCGCGGTCTTTGAATACTTCTTCGACTAGGTGGGTGATTTCGTGGATGATTGTGCCTATTTCGCGGGATTTCTTGACCCAGATAACGTAGATGTTCATGTCATCCTTTGTGGTGCATACATAAAAGGAAGCCGCATCGGTCTTTTCGACCCATAAATATTCTTGAATCTTGAAGGCTCGATTAGCTTTCTTCTGGCATTCTTCAATGCTCATACCAGAACAGAAAACCAGCCGGGCTCCATAAAGGTCATCGGTTATCTTCTTATACAATAGGTCACCTCATGTAAGTATTTATATACAAACAGAAAAGGCCCGTTCAGAAATCATTCTGAACGGGCCTCGGGAACTTTGATTCATCGTCATGGTCAACTACCATTACCTCGATTCGATAGACTGTATTTCTCGCTGTCGTTTATCCAGTCTGCATTACAATCGCAGTTGGTAGCCAAGAGCTTTCCCTTGTATGAGACAACTTCCATAGCTTTCCCATTGACAATTTGGAGGTTTCATTTTATGCATTCCCTTTCAGTTCTCGTTTCTTGATACCTTCGAGAGTGTGAACAGTTTCTTTTATTTCCTTGACGAGGTCGATACAGATAGCATCGACTGTCTTTTCATCAGGAGATATGTCGTGTATCAATGCACCCATGCTCATTGAGAGCAAATGAAATGCTTCATTCACTGGGGCTGGGGAAAGACCCTCTTTCTTTATTTCTACCAACAGTTCATTGAATGACTCATGAAAGTTGATTGCGAATCTCTCCAAGTTGACGTTCGTTTTCATTGTTATCCTTTAGTAGCGAGTTTTATCCAAGCATTTTGTAAAGCGAGGATGAATGTCTTTATACCTGTTCGAATACAGGGAATCCGCCTTGTTCTTGACAGATAGTTGCCGACTTTCTATCAATTTTGGCTATTTCATCTTCTGTTGTGTTATGATGCGAACACCCGAAAAGAAATAACAGCAGTACCAGAGTCCCGAATGATTTCATTTTATTCTCCTGCGTACTGACATGTTGGGCTCCTGTATCTCTGTGATGCGTATCGGGAACTTCCATATCTTCGCCATTTTTCTCCTTGTCAAGAGAATAACACAGATTTGAATTTTGTCAAGTTTTTATGAACCCTTAGGCTCTATTACAGCATCCCCAGGGAAGCAATGCCCACAGCATTCAACCTACAAAGTTACCATACTGCCTATCACCCTTAGTATTCTTCAGGTAGCTATGGTCACCAGGTTTAAGGCTGAACTCTTGAACTAGTAGGTGGAACTCACCATCATGCTTGACTACTCGTTGTATTTCTCTTTACAGATTTTAATCCCTACCCAACCACCCGTTGAGAACCAGATGAAACAAAACAATGTCAGCATTTTTATTTTTCTCCTATCGATTTGAACATATCGTCTGGCTTCTTCACTTTGAGCCACATCGGATTTTGCTGACATTTGTTTGGATGAACAAGATACTTGCTATCAAGACGTTTCAGCACAATACCTTCGAGCAGATTATCTCCGATGCTCTGGAAGTACAAGTTCTTCTTGCCTACTGTGACCCACAGTGATAGTTCGATTTTCTTTTCCCATGATAGATACTTGTTGTAGACTTCTTCTAACAGCTTACGTCTTTCGCTTAATGGAAGTTCAGTGACCATCATACCTTCATACATGATGATATCAAAGAGATAGATATGCTTTTCGACATTCTTCGGTCGCTTGCTCACCAATTCGCCGTCAAGAATGAATCCATCGGGAAGTTTGAGCAACTGCCTTCGAATCTCTGGAAGAGCATCATTGACTATCGTATTGTTACGAGTCCATAACTCTTGCTTTCCATCGAACGTGTATATCATCCCACGAATGCCGTTCTTCTTGACTTCCGCAATCCATCGAGGGTCTTTATCTATCAGCGTGAATAGTTCAGATTCGAGAGGTAGACGGTTGGGCTTGCAGGGGTAGATATATTTCATTACCATGCTTGTCCTTTCGGGAGTTTGAAATGCCATTCACTTGTGGGAGTTGTTTTTGTAAACATTCCATTACAACACCTCCTTCAAGATTCTCCAACTCTTGAGCATCATTTTAAACTTCATCTTCAAAAATGTCTCCCATATCTTCCACATCATCAGCACGATTAGCAATCTGATTGAACGCTGTGATAATCTTCTTGTAATTCCCATCAGGACACAATCGCTCGATGAAATATTCCTTCAGATGACCATTCGTGTGAAAGTTCTTTTTGTTCTTGGCGTTTCCATATTTGCTGAACATACGCTCAAACATGTGATGTGTCAAGAAATATTTTTCATTCCACTTACCAAGTTCATCGTTAAAATGAAAAGGCCAGAACCCTACGATTCTACTGAAGTAGAAGAGTTCCTCATCTTTGAAGGGCATGACTGCTTGGTGACCTTTTGATTCGATGTACTCACCAATGACCTTGTAATTAGAACGGTCGTTCCACTTCCAGTAGTCTTCCACATGCTTCTCGTATTCGTACAGTTCTCTCCAAGAAATCAGACCCTTACGAGCCATCTTGAAGTGCTTTTCGTGCGTCATGTCCGATGCATGATACGATAGCTCTGGATACATACCCATAACGAGCGGAACGCCGGGTTCCAGCATTTCTAGCATGTACTTGTACGCATAGCATACCTGAATATCAATAGAGCGTATTTTGGGCACCCAAGCGATAATATCATGCAAGTCCTGTTGGAGCATAAAAGTGGTTACGTTCGGGATTTTGGCCACCAGCAGTTCAATCCTGAGGTCGTCTGCAATCTTCCTAGAGAATTTCAGGTCAGAAGATTCTGGGTAGCCTTCCAACATGAAAGTTACCATCTGTTTAGGGGTTTTGTCGAGTTCATGAAGACCGAACAGGATAGCTGAACTATCGATACCTGCAGAAAAGGACAGTACCGCATTCTCTGGAACTTTATCGAGTGAAGCTAGAAACAGCTTCTTCCAGACAGGCATCCAACCATGAGTTGTTGGGAAGTTCATGTTTATCTGCGCCTTTGATAATTCGTTTGCTGTCCTGTAGTCAACTTCTACCCCAAGTAATTCTTTCAACATGTTATTCTCCTTTTATTTATGGTTATCCTTTTGCGATTCTCTCGATATCATCAGCGAGATTTTCTGTCCATGTGCGTTTCGGGAAATGCTTACCTTCCCCACCGAGACCAGTGCGCTCTAATCCTCTACATACAGCTTTTGCTTGGTCTTCTGTTTCATGTAAATCTGTCGTGATATTGTTTTGAATGTTGCTTGATGCATCAACAATCTGTGAGAAGATGAGCAGGAAAATCCCGGTGATGAGAATGTTATAGTTTATGAACGTCTGCATTTGTTCTCCTTTTTAGTCGAAAGCACAGATAGGGGCAT